CTGTGACGATCTCGTTGAAGCCCTTGACCTCCTCCTCGCTGAGGTTGTCAGCCGCCCACTGCAGCATGTCGGTGTAGGCCTTGTCGCCGCCGTACTCCTGCTTGATGGAGTTGATCTCCTTGACGGTCAGGGCTGTGTCCTGGGCCGCCTTGTACTGCAGGCCGGAGAGGTAGGCGTCAACCATCTCCTTGGAGAAGCCAGCCTCATTGAGCTTGTCGTAGTCGCCTGAGGTCAGTTCGCCCGACTGTTGCCAGCGGGCGTTCATGTCCGAGAAGTCAATGTCGTGCTCTTCGAGCCGGGACCCGATGAACTCGCCGTAGATCTCCTTGGCATCGCCGGCCTGAGGCTTCTCCTCCTCGGAGTCGTCGGCTTGATCAGCCTCTGCCTCGGGCTCTTCAGCCGAACCACGCTGGCTCAGCTTGCGCTGGGCCTCTTGGTAGGCCTTTTCCAAATCCTCGACGGACTTGTACTTGCCGGCCAGCAACTGCTGCTCGCCTTCTTCTGCTTCTTCACCCTCGGGGCCGAGGGCCTTGAGCATCTCTTCGTTTTCAGGCGACAGGGCTGGGGCCTGCTGCTCTGTGATGGTGATGGATTCAGGCATGTCTGGATTCAGCGGATGGTGATGGAACCGTCATCGCCAAACTCAACGACAGGCGTCGGAGCAGAGACGAAGACTTGGGTGGATTCAACCGGACCAATCACAATCTCAGGCGTCGGGCCTGGCTGAGGCACGTCAGCCGGTGGGCCCTGCAGGGATACCGGGTTCGGACTGGGCTGCTGGGAGAGCGTTGGGGACGGCTCCTGGGGCTGAGGGGTCGCTGCCCTCTGGGTATTGCGGGCCATAGGGTGCTCCTGGTTGGGTGTAGTTGGCGGCCACCTGTCCCAATGCAGGGGACTTGAGGCCAGTCATGATCAGTTCACGCTGCATGTCCTGCTGTTGCAGGTTTTGCATTTCCTGAGACTCCTGCATGAGTTGCTCAGGCGTCTTCACGAGGTTAGTCGTGTCAACGGATTCAGCCGCTGCAAGGCGACGCAGTGCCTCATCCAGGTTCAAGTACCGCTGAGCAATCTCTGGGCCCAGCGTTTGCGTGGCAGTGGTAATGAACTGCACCAGCTTGTTGCGGTCATCGCCGCGGCCGATGGCTTCCAGGCCGGTGACAGGCTTCGGGTTGACCAAAGATTGACCCCCTTGCCCTTTGGGGAAGGGCGACAGTTTGCGTTGACGGCGAAGGATGTGCATGAGCCGGCGCACCAAGGGCAGCTGCAACTCTTGGGTAAGGATTGAGTACAGGCCGCCGATGCCAGCTTCCAGCTCCTGGCTCATGTAGCGAATCTCCTCGGCCGTCACCCGCTCACCTGGGCGCTGGATGGCGGTGTTCAGCAGGAAAGCGAACTGCAGCCGGCCTTCGATGCGGTCGATGGTGGACTGGGCAATGCCCAGGTCCTGGGCCTTCTGGCTCTGGATGACGGTCACATCAGCCGCATTGCCCTGGACGATGGCGCCGTTGGGGGCATTGGCCAGGGTCCTGGGTCGGGTGGTGCCATTGGGGTTGACCAGGAACAGGATCTTGGCCGCGGCTGCAGCGCCTTCCAGCACCGACTGGTACAGCGACTCCAGGGCCAGCAGGTCTCCGTAGTACTCCTCGATGTAGGAGCGGCCGTATTCCTCGCCGTCAACGCGGTTGAAGCGCAGCGGGATCCACGGGGACACGTCGGCATCGCACATGCCATGGGTGCCGGGGATCTCCTTGTTCTTGACCTCCTGCCACCAGTGGCATTTGCCTTGCTCAAACTCGATGTGGGTGTAGATCTTGACGGTCTTGGCGCTGCTGCGGCCGCCAGTCGACTCGTACTCTTCAGCTTCCTCGCCCACCTCTTCGTACATCTCAGGCGGCAAAGCGTCGGGGTACACCTCCTCCTCGACGACCAGCTCTGTCAGGTTCCCCATGGGGTCCCGACATGCCACGAACTGGTTGAAGTGGATGACCCGCAGGCCCTCCTCCCCGATGTAGAGCAGCACATTGCCGCCCACCAGCAGGTGCTTGAACGCTTCGTGCATGGCGGCCCGGCCACCTGCCGTCTCGAAGACAGACATGACGGCGCGTTCCACCTGAACCAAGGCGGTGTCCAGTTCGGTCTTGATTTCCGGCCCAGCTTCTGCAACACGCAGGGCCAGGTCGTCGATCTCCAGCTTGAAGAAGGCCGAGTTGGGCGGGAACAGGCTGATCAGCAGCTTGCTGGCCAGGTAGTTGACGCCCCGGGCGCCCAACGACTGGTACGGCGTCTTGAGTCGGCCCCTGTCGTTGAAGCCAGCATCAGGAATCAGGCCTGGGATGGTGACCTTGCTGCAGTCCCGGGCCCGTTCCAGGAAGGCATCACGGTTGCTGACCAGCTGGTGGTACCTGGCCGCGGCCGATCCCACCTCCTCGTCGTTGTAGGGCTGGCGTTGGCGGTCAACGCTACCGGTCAGGTTCAAGTCCACTGGATCAAGCCGCAGGGATGCTCAGGCCACCGGCTCCACCGGCAATGTCGGTGCGCAACCGCCGGCGGCCCATGCCCATGCGGATCGGAATGGCCATGTCTTGGGCAGCAGCGCCGGCTGTGGCGGCCGATGGCGCCATTTCCACTGCAGAGCTAGCAGCCATGGCCGTGGGTGCAGGCGCAGGCGGCGCAGGAGCTTCGGCAATTTTCTTCTGCTCAGCCATCTGTGACCGCTGCAGCGCCATTTGCTCGTCAAACTGGCGCCGTTGCTCGGCCATCTGCTGCTTTTGCAGCTCTTCTTGGCGGGCCGAAGCAGCTGCTGAAGCTGCTGAAGCACCACCGCCACCGCCACCGCCACACATGGATCAATCCGCGTCCTGCTGTTCAAGATAAACGGCACGCAGCATGCGCACCACTTGCCTCTGGCCGGCATACAGCCAGATTTCGCGGTCCGAATCAATCAAATCCGGGCAGCGCTCGGGGATGGTGGCCTCCAGCTTCTTGATCAGGGCCTCATCAAGAGGGGGCCAGAGGTCGTCATCAAGCATCAGTAGCCCTTCTTGCCACCGCCGCCCTTGCCGCCCTTGCCGCCTTTCTTCATGGGTCTGAGGAATCAGTAATCCCAGCGTACCCGCGGTCGACCAGGGCGAACACCCAGATGGATGAACCCCTTGGGTGCGCCATAGCCCAAGCTGTAGGGCCATTCCTTGTCGGCCCAGTCCTGCAACGCCTTCACGGACGTGCCGTCCAGGTAAAAGTCAATGGCTCCGGTGTCCGGGGCGTCGTACAGATGCTCCGACCGACTGGCCCCACCCACCTGCGCGTTGATCTTGGGGGGCCTGTAGCCGCTGGTGATGATCACCGGCCGCTTGAAGTGGTCCCTGGCCTTCTGGGCGAACTGACACAGCAGCACCGCGGTGTTGCATTGGTGCTGCGCAGTGAAGCGCCGTGCCTCTGACTGCAGTGCAACCTCCCCGTAGGTGATGTTGGGCGTGATCTTGGTGCTGAACGGCGCACCAGGGCGGAACATGACCTGCCCTGGGTCAGGGCCAGCCCGGTACAGCTCAGCAAAGTCAGCCAGCTGCTCAGCGGTGAGCTGCTGCTGCAGCTGATTCCACGCTGCAATCTGATGGCTCAAGCCTTTGAAGTGCTTGGCTGCGTCAACGAGCTTGATGCTTGCCATTGGTCAACGGTTCCTTTGGAAAGATCTGGACGTTTTTGACCTTGAAGGGCAGCGGCTCCCACACATCAGTCATCATGGCCAATTCCCAAGCGATCTCTTCCGACTGGGCGACAACCACCGTCTGGAACGAACCCCGGGTTTTGCTGCCATCAAGGCCAATGAACACGCCAGGCAGGCGAACCACCCATGCCCTGGGCCTAACGGGCGGATCGAGCAGGGATCCAGGTGCCTTGGCCCCGCGCCTTGGGGAGGTCCTCCAGAGCAATGCCAAGAAACTTTGCGTCAACAGCGCCTTCAAGCTCTCCCGTAAAGGCCTGAAGCTCCAGATCCCACAGTTCCGCCCGCCTTTCTGCGATCGCACGGTCTTCGTCAATGGCTAACGACTCATTCCAATACTGAATGGCGCCGGCCAAAGCGTCCAGACGGTCATCGTGTTGCAGGCAGTTGCGGTCAACCGTGATGTGGGTCAGCTGGTGGAACAGCTGGTAGCCCAGCTTGACTTCAGCGGCGTCTTCGCTGCGGCCGCGGCTGTCGTTTTCGACTACAGACCGGTTAACGACCAGCCGGTGCTGGTTCAGTACCGGCTCCAGGGCGGAGATGATGCGCCGCTCCTTCTGCATGTTCGACCTGACTGGCTCGACGGTGCAGGGGTGATGGACCTGCAGGTGCGGCTTGAGCAGGGATTCGAGCATGCCCTGGCCAAACTGGTCCTCCAGCAAGATCAGGTTCACCTTGTGGCGTTTGGCGGCCTGGGCCAGGCCTTCAAGGACGACATCGGTGTAGCCCTCGCGGTAGGCACCCACCTCCAGCAGGAACAGGTTGCCGTTCAGGTGAGCCACGATGGCGTAGGCGGTCTCGTCAGCACCCCGGCCAGAGGGGTCGATGAACATGACGCAACCCTGGAAGGCCAGCCAGTCGCCATGGATGAACGCCGGCCGGTGGTAGTAGTCGCCGGTGAAGCCAACAGCAGGCAGATCCGTCAGTCGGTACTCAGCGCCAGACGACCACACCAGCTTTTCTGGGGCATGGTCCGACACCTCCATGACCATGAGGTCAGAAAGACGCAGCGGGAAGCGCTCCAGGTCGCTGAGCGTGGTGTCCAGCTGGAACTGCAGGGCAAAAGCAGAGCGGCCGTAGCTGACTTCCCGCTCCAACAGGTCCATGTCAGAGAAGCGACCCGGGTCAACGGGCTTCCCTTTGAGGTCCAGGCAGTCCCGCAGCACCACTGGGGCCAGGTTGTCGCCGTACTTCTCCGGCTTCTCGGGGTACCGGGCCGGCCAAATGCGGGTGGAGAAGCCTTTGGTGAGCAGCTTGTTGTAGATCGACTCCTCGGTTTGGGGTGTGCCGAGGTACATCACCTCCCCGCCGGGCTTGAGGATGGCGTTGTATTCACCAACAGCAGCCAGCAGCTTCTCGCGCATGCCGACTGACCACGACGTCGTCGGTGTTTCGATGTCATCCGGGATGATCAGGTCGGCCCGGGAGCCGGTGATCTGGCCAAAGATGCCCACCGACTTGACCGATGGGCTCTTGTCTGGCTTGGACGGACTGACGTCAAAGGCGTTCACAGCAGATCGCTGCTCTTCTCGCCGTGGTTCCAGGCAATGCAGCACCGGCATATCCCGGATCAGCTGCAAGCAGAAGGTGGTGAAGTTCTTGGCCTCTGCCCCCGAGGCAGAGTTGACCATGATCTTTTGCTGTGGATCTAGCCGCAGGCGCCAGAGCACATAGGCCGCGGCCATCCAGGACTTGCCGACACCGCGGTAGCCCTGGATGATGCGCCGCTTGGGGCCGTGCTGCATGTACTCAGCGACGTCCAGCTGAATGGGCGTCGGATCTGGCAGGCCCAGGTGTTTCCAGACGATGCAGAGCCAGTAACGAAAGTCACTGGCAAAGGGCTCTGGAAGGGGCTGCCAGTTGGCTGACGCCCCGTTCATCAGGCAGCGATGTCGATGACAGCGAAGTTGATGGTGACCGCTTCAGACAATGACCCACCCGAGGAGTTGGTCACTTTGAAGATGGCAGAGCCAGCTCCAACAGCGCGGCAGTAGATGTTGTAGGAACCAGCGGTACCACCAGCCCCTTGGTTCACAACGACGACGTCCGTGGCCTGGATCTTGTCGTTGGTCAGCGTGAACGACACCACAGCGCCACTTGCCAATGCAGCGTTGTTCATGGTGATCACCCCAGCCCGGGTGTTCAGCGTGACGCCCGTGGCCTTGTTAGTGGCCTGGGTGACGGCACCAATAGCAGCAGCGCCAAAACCAATGGCAGGGGCCGCGGCAACTGCGTTGTTGATGGGGGTTGAAATCGAAAACCCCTGAGGGACGTCAGTCATGGGTTAGGCCGCACGGCGGGGCATTTGCACCACTTTATCCAGGTCTGGCAAGGCAGACACCAGGTCTCCAAAGGGCGTGCCTTCGACCGGCTGGGCAGAAATGTTGTTGTCCTTGAGGAACTGACGCAGGACGGACAGCTCAGAAGCTGTGATGGTCCCTTCGTCCAGCTTCTCCTTGAGCAACAGGGCCATGCCCATGTGCAGGTCAGCCAGCTGTTCGTGGATGTCTGCTTTGGCCATAACCTTCAAAGGCTGAGGGAAGCAGCTGCTGCAGCTACTCCCCAAAGTTGGCACCCACCACGGCACCTGCCAACACTGTATCCCACGGATCCGTGCCGTCGTCGTTGATCCGCACCATCCGCGGATGAACGACACCTGCTGTCGCCAGCTCCCGGACGACCTCGTGCATGGGCTTGTCAAAGCGCTGCACCAGGGCCTGCTGGGCCTGCAGGTGCTCTGGCGGTGTGGGCCGGTACTGCCGCTTCACCGAGAAGTGATCGACGTCTGGGGCGCCCATGTACTGGATCAGGCCGGCATCCAGCAGCTCGTTGGTTGCCTTGATCACGGTCTTCTTGTCCAGGCCGGCGGCCAAGGCCAGCTTGTTGTGGCCATGACGACAGATGCCCTGGGGGTCTTGGGCAGCCAAGCCCTTGATCACCTGCAGCAGGTGCGGGGCAGAACGACACAGGGTCATTCGAGGGACTCCTTGAACACTTCCCACATCCGCCCCTTGGTTTGCGCGGGGCCCACAGACGCCACAGCAGGGTTCAGAAGGTAGAAGAACGTCCCTTCATGAGGGTCTTTCCCTTTGGTCAGCAGAAGCGCCTTCCTGAGCCTTGTAAGGCTGCTGACGACGTGGGGCACTTGCATCCGCAACCTTTCGGCCAGCTTGTCCACGGTGACCGTGATCTTGCCGGTCCTCCAGCTTGCGTAGGCCATCAACGCCCACAGGACGGCCATGTCCCGTAGCTCCAGTCGGCGCTCGGCCACCAGGTCCAAACACCGATCCATTTCAAGAAGGTGGGTCTTCACGAACTTGGCCTCGTCATCCCATTTAGACTTCACAAGTCAGCTCCCAACTGACGGCCCCAATCACTCACTCCCCACCCGGTCATGCCCGACCCAGTGGGGAGAAGGGGTTTTACATGCCTGAGTGTAACCGCTTTGCTCTTTTAGGGAACCACCTTCCCCTTCCCGACAGGCCAGTTTGAGAACTCTCTCTTTATCTCATTAGGCAGACGACGCAATTCCACCTTGGATTCCACCTTATAGGAAAAGCTGTCCGCTAGGACAGCGGCACCGGTCAACCACCGTAGGCAGGCGCAGGGCCATCGGCCGGTAGGCCGATCCCGGAGCCCTTACCCATCCATCCAAATCTTCCTGCCTCACCATGTCCAGGCCTGCCGGCCTGCTCGCCAACAGCCAAACAGCCAACAGCCATTCACCCCCATCCACCTCTGCAACACCCTGCTCACCCCCGTACCGGGGACACCAGGGCTCACCAGAGTTGCAACCACAGCTGACCTCTCTTCAACAAAGGTCAACGGGGGCTGGCCCTGGTCGACCAACTTTTGGCCCGAAAATCTCAGGGGCTTTCGCTCACTGCGGCAGGCGTCGGCACCCCCCATGGGGGCCCTTGGCTGTCCAGCAGGGGGGCCAGGGGGGCCTTGGACACAGGCGAATCCCAGTCGTACCAGGGGGTCCGGGGTGTCTGCGTGCCTGCATGGATGACAGGTGCGCAAGGGGTGGCCAGCAGGGGGCAGATGGTCGGCAGGGGGTGGGGTTGGCGGTGGGGGCTGCCTGTCAGTTCGTGCCCGCCCAACACCAGACAACACCAGACAACACCAAGCAACACCAAGGGGCACCAGGGAGCACCCAAGGAAGCAGGTCGACCGAAACGCCCAAACCCTACCCATAGGGTCTATGATGGACGAAGGCGGGGCGAAGCCCTGCCGACCCACCACGCACCTAGACAAATGAACGTGACGATGCGCTCCTCAAAAGAGGAGATAGCGACCGCTGCTGTCGAGCTGATCGACACGCAAGCGGAGCGGATCAACCAGCTGCAACAGCAGCAGGCGATCCTGTGGGCCCTGGTTGCCCTGCTGGCCATCTGGCAGGTGTTCTGACCATGGGCATCACATACGAAGAAAGCGTCCTGGACTACGCAGACCAGGACGGCAACCTCAGCCGTGGCGATGCAGTGCAACTGCTGAAGGAGCACGGTTTCACCTTGGACGACGTCTACGAGGACAACCACGGGGTGAGCTGGTGCCATTTGGACGCCAGGAACGCCGAGGCCCTGCTGGCCTGGTTGGGGTACTGATCATGGCCACCACCGCAGACCGGTCGATCCGGCTTTATTCCCTGCTCTGGTTGTTCAACGGCCGAGAGGAATGGGAGGACTACGTCGGCACCCGCGAGGGTGTCCGTCGCTGGATCCGCGAGACCTTTGAATCAGAAAGGGCCGATGCCCTGATCAGGTTCGAAGAGGGCGACTACGCCACCTGACACCAGCCCGGAGGGGGGTTTGCCCCTTCCCTGCTGGTCTCACCAGCACCCACCACACGTTCAAAGCACCTATGAAAACCGAAGAACGAGAGCAGCTCAGCCACGCCGAGCAGAACGCCGAGGGATGGTCCGACCAGATCACGGCAGCCTGGGAGGCGTATGGCTTTTGCCTTGAAAAGGGAGAGGGCAAGTACCTTTCGCAGGAGGCAAAGGCAGTGCTGAAGGAACACGGGTTCGATGGCACCAACCACGACACCGTGGCCGAGTGGATCGCTGACGCCATGCGGGAAGCACCGCTGAGCGTCGACATCCGCGAGGGTTGGAAGTCGCCAGGCGAGGGGGCATCCCTTGAGCCGACCGAGTTTCAAATCCTGCTGAGCACCGGTGGTCCAGCGCTCCGCATCATGGGCGAGCTGAATCACGGCGAGCCCTCCCGCTGCTGGCTTGAGCACCAGGATTGGGGCACACCCTGGTCCCGGTACTTCAGCCGCAGCGCTGAGCGGGCTTCT